GATAGCCATCTGAATTACCTTCTTCTAGGTGCCGCTTTTGAAGAGCTTTAAGCTCATCTACTGCACGTTTGTATTCAGTCTCTTTGACCTTGGTATGATGCTCTTGCAACATTTTAAGAGCTTTGCGAGTTTCTTTTAGCTCCTTGCCTAATCCGTCAATTTTCTGGAAAAGTTCACCACGGTCTACGAATTCTTTAGCAGGTTTCCACTTCTCTGGATCACCTTCAAATTCTTCTTTAGGACGCCAACCCTGTTCGCGAGCTTGGTCCTCATATGGATCAACTTTAGTTTCTACTTGTTGTTCTACTACTGGTGCTTGTTCACCTTGAACTGCTAATAGTTCTTCACTCATCTTTATTCAACCTTTGCAAGAATGTCTATATCATTAACTAAAACATATTCGATACCATCAGTATCTTTAATTACCTTACCGCTATATCGCGCGTAGGAGACTCGATCACCACCTTTCAGAATGGTTGGATCGCGGCCATAATCAATAAAGGCCCGTGGCCCAACTGTTACAACTGTACCATATTCCATAGCTTTGCGTTCTTTTTCAGTAACCAAATCTGGAATAACAATTCCACTAGCAGTCTTTGTTTCAACCTCGTCAGGTTTGATTAGAACTGTGTGTAGTAATGGAACGATCATTGTGTATCTCCCGTTAGATCATCAATGCGAAATTCGAGAGCTTCTCGATATGCGCGGATGAATCCACGATAATAACTATCTTCTACTGAGTTGAACCCGGCTTGCATAGACAAAACTTCTTTTGCCTCTTCAATACGTTCAACCATTGCTAGATAGAAAGCTTTAGTAACTGGATCTTGTCGCCAGTTAGAAAAGTCACTTGCGGACGGAATTGCCATTAGTAGATTTCTCCTTCTTTAGAGATTGCTTATTAGCTTCTTGCTGATGTTGCATTTGTTGTTGATGAGTGGCGGCTTGTGTTGCCATATTCATCTGGGTTTGTTGAGCTTGAAGTTGCATTTTTTGACCAACCTCTGCTTGAGACAATTTAGCATCAAGTACTGCTTGCATCTGTTTTGCTTGGAGTTCTTGTTGCAATTGTGCAGCCTTCATTTGCATTTCTTGCTCTTTAGTAGCACGTTCTAATTGCATCTTGTGTTCAGCAGTTTGCATATCAATTTGTGCTTTTTGTTGATCCACTTGAGCTTTAGCTTTAATAGCTTCCATCTTTGGATCGGGTTGTGGCTGCGGTTGACGCATGTACTTTTGAGGCTCTGGAATTTCATGAGCTTCTAGATATAATTGAGTTACAGCCATTGGATCAATTGTACCTAATTGCAGAAGTTGCATTAGAGCTTGTACCTTCTGTTGTTTCTCTTGTGAAGAGACAGCAGTAGGATCTGCTCCGGGAATAATATCATCCACCGGACCTTGATAATCACTCTGTGGTACAGGTTCATCAAGCACAGATACGTACTCTTCAATGTTCATATAAGTACGATTTAATTTATATATCTTACGAAACTCTGAAGTAAGGGCACGATAAACACGTTTGTAAACAGCAGTGAATACTTTCATGCCCTGCTCAATGGTTGCCATTGTTGTAGTAGCTGGAGTGTTCTGCCCCGGCATCTTACCAACGAAAATTTCAGCAACAGAAGCAAGTTCTTTACCTGACTTGAGCAACAGGTCTAATAGATTAAAAAGAACTTGAGAAGGTTCGCGAACAGGTAATGGGAAGATCTGCTTCTTCAGATCATCGCCGACAGCATTTACTGCTTTCCATTCTCCTGGTTGGAACCTACTCTCTCCCATCTTGATTCGCAAGCCTTTGCCGATGAAACCAGCTTGGAGATTGGACAAAGAACCAGCATCAACAAGCTGATTAATAATAGTATTGGCAGAGTTATTGAGTGGTCCGAGAAGACGACCGAACCCAATGTCGTAAAAGCCACCATCAGGATTAGGAATAAATCCATACTTGGTGTAATATTGAATTGCTTCAATAGAGACAATTTTTCCATTTTCACCGACAGCCACTCCATCAGAGTCAAATCGTGGTACAATTCGGAGAACTTTTTTAGAGGCTTCTTCGACAGTAATGATATATGGTTCAGAGTATCCATCTTCATCTAAATCCAAATATGTATGTTGTTCTAATATTACATATGGTGTAGTTTCATCGTCATTAGCAGTACGTTGAAATGCTCCATTAACTGAGGTAGTTGGATCAAGAGAATCTGCACTTGGATCACCAATATCTACTTCTAGGTAAATACCCTGATTCTGACGTTCTTTGATCTTGCGTTTAGTAAGATGAAGGATTTCAGTAATACGTTCAGCATCATCTAGATTACGACAATAGTAATTAACTACAAGAGTCTTTGGTAAAACTAGTTTAGAACAATTCTTTTGTTTAGCAGAATCCCAGTAAGTTTTCTTAAAACACGTACCAGCAATAGGAAGTGAAATAAGAAGCTTATCCATATCTTCTTCCCAACCATCCATCTCATCTAGTAATTGATAAGACATGTGTGTGGAGATGCGATTTGCACGAGCAGTTTTCTGACCATCCATATCACTACCAATAACACGACACTTGACAAGTTTACCATTACTAGGAATAAGTGTTGGATATGCACGAGCCGCAAATTGCATGGCAGCAGTAGCTAACAAAGGGTACTTAATATTTGCAGCATTGGGCCATGGGAAGGTTTTTTGAGTAGTGACCTGTAGAGCTAGATCAGTCCAGTTCTTTAGATCTTCTTCCCAAGGTTTACGAGAATCGCAGTCAGTTTCATAACCGGATACTACTTGATTACCAATTTTAATTAGCTGATCTTTATCAAGACTATCAGCAATATTAATAGAGTCTAGTGCTTTATTTAATTCCATTATTAGTATCCAGTTATAGAATCACGACCATGATTAGACCATCCAGAATCTTCGCGTTCTTCGTTATATTCTTCTTCTTTAATTTCGTCCTGAGTTAAACCCTCAGTCATTAGATCAATTAAGATACCTTGGTAAGAAAGTGCATCAACTACGTCATCGTGCTTTGCGCGTGGGAAGGACATACACTCATCTTCAAACGTAAGCCACCAGTCAGCATGTTTATCAAACTTAACCATACCAGCACGCATACGAGCTTGAATAGATCTAGCTCGTTGAATCTTATCCTGTCGATGTGGCTTTAGCATCAACACATTCATGTAGACACCAGTCTCAGCCATTTCCCGATTTAGATATGGGCCGATTGCTTTAGAGATTTGTGTATCTTCAATACCAACTGCTAACGGATTGTACACCTTATGAAGAGACATTAGAGTAGCTACAATTTCATCACCAGATAAACGTTCTCTAATACAATTTACAATATGTAATTGACCATTAGAATCCATACCACCAACAAGAATAGCTGTATAGTCTGCGCGATCTTTCTCAGAAATTGCCAAGTCTGCTGTGATGTAATAGGTTTTATTTTTCTTTTTGTCTTCCTCAGTCATTACTAGGAAGTCACCTTTACGGAAGTACCTAATAGAATCATCTACTGGGTTACATAAAATCTCACAGGCATATACTTCTGGAATACCTTGTTCAGCAAAATCAGCTTTTAATTCTTGGAAGAATTGTTTAGTTTTACGTTGTGGCCATAATAGCTTAGTAAAGTCAGAATTATGTGCACGATACTTAACAGCACGCCACATACCCTTCTTTTTAGGAGACCATACTTTTAAATCTTCTACTACAGTATCCTTAGCATTTTCACGTGGCATTAAAGCTTCCAAGGGATCGTCCAGATTCATTGGTGTCCCAACAAAACGGATAATCCCTTTTTCACTTCGGCAAGGAATTAATGAACCATACACCCAGCGGCGGAGTTTATCACGACGATCCTTGTTTGCAACGAGTTCTTCATTCATCAAATCATCAATGAGAATGAGATCTGGGCGTTGCCCATCCCAGAGCATACCACGTAATTTTTGTTCTGCACCTTTAGCTACGATACGAAATCGCGTACCATCAGTAAATTTAACGATAATATCTGTTTCTGTGTCTTTTTCAAAGACAACTCCCTTTTCATTAACAGCTAAACCAAACAAATCCTGAATTTCTTTTGAATCATACAGAATTTGCTTGATTTGTCCTAAGAAAAGGGCTGCTTGTGTCTCAGTGTCAGCAACAATAATGCCATATTTGCGATTACGAAACAGCATACAGGCCAAAGTATAGACAATTGTAATGGTAGTTGATTTACTATGACCACGAGGAGCGCATACAGCAACAAACTTATCATCGGAGCAACATAATTCCCACCATTCCCGGTGGAAATCTGCGAATTGCGAAGCATCATCAAAGAACTTTACTAAACATGATGAAGCAAACCCTTCTACAATCTCAGCGGTAATTTTAGGCCAAACTGGCTTTTTATTTACCGCCTTCTCGTTTACTTCGCTCATTCACCATTGCTCCTTTAGCATTTCTACGGAAAGATCTATTCGCTCCTGGATCTTGTAAAAAGAGGTTAGCAAGACCGTTTTTACCACCTTTGCTAACTGCTTTCTTATGTCCAACATCTTTGCCTTTAATAGCAGCAGCGCCTACCTTCTTTTTCACGGCTGCACGTGCGGCATTTCTTTGAGCACGATCTTTAACACGATTCTTTTTATGTTTATGTTCCCACTCAAGCTCGGCGGCATAATTTCTTTTTCCATTAGACATGAACGGCATGGTACTTTTCCTTAGCAGTTTTGTAAGCTTGTTTGGCTATTTCTGCAGAAGGGAAATTGCCTAAATAAATCCTATCTCCATTAACCATAATGGTGGATGAATATGTAGTTCCATGCCTAGCTTTATGGACACCAACGTGAGATGTATTGTGCACATTCTGTTGGCATGTCACATCTCGCAGATTGTAAAATCTATTGTCATCCCTCGTATGATTAATATGATCAATTTGATTCTTGGGCCATTCACCAGTTTTTAAAAGCCATACTACTCTGTGTGTATAATACTCAATATTGTATACACGTAATTTGCGATAACCATGGGAGGTCAATCTACCACATTCCCAACCCACTCGAATGCGTTTGTGTACTCTTTCTTTCCAATATAGTTTACCAGTTTCTTCATCATACTGGAAGATTCTGGAGGCTTCTTCAAATGTAAGCATCATTTTCCTAATTTATTGTTTAACTTCCCAAGTACCATCTTCAGTTTGGATCACCGTATCAGACTCAATATAATGCTGATCTGGTAATTCTTTTACTGCTTTATTTACAAAGCCTGCAAACTGATTTGCTAAATTCTGTAACTGTAGGGCCGTACTTTGTTGCTCTATAATTTTTGTAGGTTGTCGCCTCAAGAGCTGGCGTTTATCTAGAATGGTGTTAAAGGCAGTATTTAAATCTCTGAGTTTTGCTGGCATACGTTTAATCTTACCAGTCTTCTGATCGTAAATATGTTCACCATTTTCTATACGATCCATTAACTGCTCAAGAGCTTTGTCAATAAGTTTTGTAGTTTTTGCGTCTAACTTTTGGTCATCTTCCGCTTGCATTTTCTCAACAAGCTCTTTCCACCAATCCTGTCTCCGCCAACCTTCAATTGTTGGGTATGGCACACCTGTGAGTTTCGCGACTTCAGTCATACTTCCAATAGACAAGAAGAGTGTAACAACCTCAATTCTTTTAGCCTCTTTCCAATGACCTAGTTGATGTGCTTTAGTTTTATTATTCTTGATATAGACAAACTTCCCCATAAATGTATCTCCTTAGACAGTAGCTTTATCTTTATATATATTATACACTATTTTTAGAAAAAGTCAAGTATTATCTTTAGATAAGACCAACTATATTAAAATCTAAGACCAAAGTAGTACTTCTTTTAAGACAATAGTAGTACACATAAAATAACTATTGACAAATAGTTATTTTTATGATACCCTTAATATATTTATATATAATATAATACTTAATATAAAGACAATAATATGTCTTTTATATTATTGGATTTATATTTAGTATTATTAGTTATTATGAGTATATATGGTTTATATATATACGAAATAATAACTATATATGTTTTTATATTATATATTATAATTATTATTATTAGGGTCATAAGAAACTGACCCTACGCGGAATGTGGTACACAACCACATGGAGCGATCTATGTCAACATCCGCAAGAAGCATACACAATCGCTCTACAATCAATTATATCAGTCTTAGGTATACCAGCACATACCCCCAGCAAAACAAATCGCTCTATGGCTCTTAAAATGTTGCAAGAGCATCATACCAAGGTCAAAGAGACTGAATACAAACGTGCAGTAGATGAGCTTAAAGCTCTTCAAAAGCGGCACCTAGAAGAAGGTAATTCAGATGGCTATC